GTGCATATCAAGAAGGTAAGCGATACATCAAGCGAATCCTTACCGCTTACTTTTCTTTCATCAAACGAATAAATCAAGGCTATAAGCGGGTATTTAATCTCCTTATTCCCTTCTGATTTATCCTTCGAAGCAAGACGTTGGCGGATGTGATTATAAGACCCATACAAGAACTGAACATCACGCCCTAATTCAGTGCGAAGATTTGCGCTGACTTCTTGCACTATCTTTTCAAATAGCGAAGGAATAGAAACGGGTAATTGTTCGTATGTGTGAGCCATTATATACCGATGTAGTTTTGTTTGATAAAGAACCTTTCGGGCTGATTGCCTGTAAATCCTGCGTAATCGGGATAGTCCGCCTTGTTTTGATAAATAAAATCATCAAGAATTCTATTTAGCTCAACCATGCGATTCCATGCCCTTACAGATGTCTTTACGATACTTACAGGTGTCGCATTTTCAGGAAGTTGGCGTATAACACCAACCCCTGAGTTATGCGATTTTAATCCTGTTAGAATCTTCGTAAAAACATAGTTAGCAATTGGGCTTTCTTTTTCCGAATTAGCTAACCCGCGCCACTTATTCAATAACCCATTTGAATCGGTGAATTCGGCACCCTTCCAGATTTTATACCAAATGCCGGACGTAGGGTTTGATGCAATGGCAGCGGTTAAGTCCTTTGCCATTTTATACCCTAAGAAGTCAACAAGGTAGTTATCTTCATGGATTGCCGTCATCTCGATATAATACTGCCCCTCAGACTTTGAATCGTCTGTATTTGGCAGTATGTTATCACCAACAAAATATGAGTTATCGATTATCGTAGCCATACGGATTTATTTTTTTACATGACCTTTTGCAATCAAGGTTTCAGCAGTTTCAGCGTTAAGAGTGTATTTTTTACCCTCTTTGTATTTATCCTTTTTGCCTGTTCCTGTTACGATGACAAAGCCTTCAGGCGCTTGTACTACTTCTTCCTTTTTTGCAGGTTCTTGTGTGTGTGTTGCTTTCGCCATACTATTTAAAATTAAGGTGTTTCAAGTGCTGCAATAGCGTTAGTGATGTTTGAAGAGTAAACAATTGCTGCCTTGTCGTTCTCTTTCACATAGTGAACGGCACGCATTTCACCCAAAATTGTAACTTGGTTCTTAGTGAAGTTATCGCTGTTCAAACCAACGCTGATATTGAACTCCTCACGAATACCCAATGTACATTTAGATGGGTCAAGGATGTAGGCTTCATTAGCAGTTACGCCATTGTTTTCTACAACCAACAGACCAGCAGATGTCATCAACCCGCCCGGAACATCCGTAGCATAACGACCATTCTTATCCTTCACCATGCGAAGCAAAGCAACGTCATTCGGGTTCATCAATGCAACCGTTGCGTTATAGTTTGATTTAGCAACCTGAGCCTTTGCAGTCACAAGGAAGTCAAAGATATTGGCGTTCTCAATCAAATCAGTAAATCCGGTTGTTACATAAGAAGTTGCGTATGTTTCAATTCCTTTCAAGTTAGGGCTTACACCGCTACCTGTTAAGATTTGCGAATCCAATTCTAATTCAACCAATTCGCGTAATTCATCATTGATGATTGACTGCAAATATGGTAAGTCGGCCAATGCCTGCTTAGTAACGGTTACATAAGATGCAACGGTCTCAACAGGTAATTTGCGCTCAACCAAATTGAAGTCGGATTGTGACTTCGCATTTCCTTCGGTCTGCATACCTGCACCACCTTCAGGGGTTGCTTTGTCAAACCAACTGATATATTGGTCTGCAATCGGACGGGTTCTGATTAATTGGCGTAAGAACGGCGCACGACGTGCAAATTGACCTACATTCGGGTCCCATGAAGAAATCCCGACAAAACCGCCTGAGTAGTTAGATGAACTCATGTTAGCCACGTCCTTGTTTACGATTGACATCTCAACCGATTGGCCGGGCTTCCAATTCTTCAATTGCTCGATGTGCTGACCTAATTGTTTGCTTACTTGGTCCGAAAATGTTGGTTCTTTGTAGTCACGTTGTTTCATGGCCTGCAATTCTTCGATTGCAATACCTTGAGCCTTCAACGTGTCTGTTAAAGAGTCCTGAACGGCTTTAGTTTCCGTTTTGATTGATTCGGTTAATGCTTCCATCTTTGAAGCAAATTCTTGATTGTTTATCATCCCGTTCAATTTGTCGGTGACAAACCTTTGCGCCTGACCTGTGATTTCTGAAATCAGGGCTTTTTCTTGTTCGTTAAATTCCATTGTTTGTGATTTTTAATAGTTAAAAAATTTGTGCTTCACGAGCTTTGAATAGTCCACCTGATTGGTATTAACCGGATCGGGGTTGTCTGAATTGTCACCGACGGATTCAGGATATGTTATAGGGGTTGCATCGTTACTCCCAAAAGGAACCATGCTACCCTCTTTAATTATTTTTGCTTCTTCAACGCCCCACAAATACCCCGCTTCATCAACGGCTTCTTTGTTTACGATTTCGGGGTAAACTGAATCAAAATATAGTTTATTTTCAGCGTATTCCTTATCGTTTGAATTGATGCCTAAACGTAGTTTAACGTATTGCATCCTTACGCTGTTTTGTATCGGTCGTTTTTGTTCAATGATTTCTTTTGCTATTGGGTTTACTATCTTATCCATTTCAATCTCATAAACCAGTGCCTCCGTTGTTCCTGGGTAGTTCTTACCCAAAAACGCCCATGATACCACCTTAACCATCGGCTTCACATCCGTTGGCCATGCGATTATACTTGTGGTTTTTAGTTCATGGTCCATGACGTAGAATAGTTTTCCATCCTGCTCATTGACTGACTTAGACCAAATGCCGGGCCTGTGGACGTCACCATGTGAATCGTAGTAATTGATGGTATTGATTACGGGATAAACCGCAGTTGATTTCATCGGGAACGGCTGCCCCTTTTGGCTTACAGCGTCCTTCATCAATTCAAATGGCGCAAACTGACCTTTACTTTTCGATTCGTATATTGCCGCCTTCTTTATCGCTATCAACTTCGATTCGTTGGCCTTCAACTCTTTGAATAGTTCCGCCTTGTTTGTGAAGGTTTTGTTCAGTTCCGGTATAAATATTTTCATCTTCCTTTAGTATTTCTTTTTCAAGTTTAGCTTTCTTCAGGCGTATCACCCTCTCCGCTTCCTGTTTGGTTAGTATTTTCATAAACTTCGCTCATTTGGTATTTGTATCGGTTGCCATCTGTGATAGGCTTCTGCCCTATCATTTCCAACATCTGATTGAATGTAATTGCATTTAGATTAAACTGCATTTCAGCGGCTTCAGTGATAGCTTTCATTCCCTTACCCTTCTCCTCATTGCTTTCTTGCATGACTTCTAAATGGTCATAGGTTTTTTTAATCAGCACCTTCGAAGTATCCACTCTTAGCAGTTCCATTAATTGCATACAATACGATTCAGCCATAGGTATAACCGTATCTTGATACAATGACTTCCATGCTGTGTTTTGGTTATTGAAAGTACTTCCTTCAAGTTGCAACAAGTCTTTAGGATAACCTAATCCCGTTGCGATGTCAAACACGGCACGTTTGTAGGTTTCATTTAGCCCTAATTCGGTTGCATTGAATGACATTGACTGCCATTGAAGGGCTGCATCTGTGATAATGATTTGGCTTTGATCGGGCTGGAATCCATACGCATTTTTAAAATCGCGTTGTATCTCATCTCTTGCCTCAGTACTCATTGGCTCCCTGTCAAGTTCACCCGCTGCGGTGTTTGCTAATATACCTCTCGGGCCTCTATGCGTCATCATTTCGTTTTCCGCATTGTAGTACGAAATCAGAATAGATATTGGTTTGCTTAGTGGGCCTAATGGTGATTCAGGCAAATAAAAGTTATCAGTCGGTAATGTATTTGCCGTGAAGAAATAGACCTTATCAGGGTTTATAACGGTATCAAATTGCCCGTATTTAAACGTGAACCTATCAATCCAATCGCTATTCTTTTTGACGTTATACGGATTCTTTCGGTCATCAATGATAATATCGCAAAACTGAGGAGGAAGTACCCACATCTCAGTCGGTGGAAATCCAATCGGCCCTTTGAAGATAACAGGGCAATACCCATAGGCCCGGGTATAACCTACGACTTGGGCCTCGAATTGCGCCTGTGTTTGTAGCGTGTTTGGTTTCTTGATGATACTTTCGATTTCGGCATAGGCACCGCGCACGGCCTTTCCTGATTCGGGATTGACTATCTGAGTCAAGCCATTACCAAACGCCTCAACTTCATTATTGATAATTGTGGATACAACAGGGCATTCTTTCAATGCTTTTAGCACTCCATCTGGTGTGCCTGATTTCTCCCATTTGATAGCACCGTTTAGCCAAAAGAATTCATAAGGCTTTGATATATCAATGACCCTATTTTGCTGCTTTACAGCATCTTTCTTTTTGAACAGATTTGAAAAAAAATTAGCCAATATCCACTTGTTTAAATGGTTATTGGCTTCTAATTACTGAGCCTTGTTTTTATCAGTATGTTTTGTTTGTGTACCCCTTGCAGGACTTACACCTTATACTAATCTTAGTGCCTTTAGTGAACTTGCCTTTCATAAGCAATTTGTCACATACTTTGCCTTTTAGTTTGCCTTCTGTGATAGTTTGCTTACACCGGATTTCATCCAATACAGCATTTCCGCTATTAGTCACGCCGTAAAATTAAACAATCTTTTTTGAATTATGCAAATTTTTTATAAAAGTAATTTTCATGAAGTGTCCGTTGTCCGAATATTTTATTTGGTAAATATCTGAATAAGTTGTAAGCGCCCAATGTTTAACCTTATCATTGCATACCAATAAGACATCACATTCATTACCAATACCTGACTGCTCAAACTCATGCAACTTTGCCCAAACCTTATCACGGGCATATTGCTCATAAAACAAAGACCTGGCAGTACCTATTTGCATTCTGGGTAAATCATTATACGGTTCAAATCTGTATCTATCTTCCAAAATATAGGGGTTAGATTGTATTGTGCTAATTCAGAGGCATTGAACCGCTTTTGTTCGGTGATAACCTGTCCATCCTTAACATTCTTACAGGTGTACTTATCGCCTCTTGTGCATGATAGCAGCCCGATAGCCATTATCGTTATCAAGTATTTCATTTTGCAAATATACATCATTTTCTATTTCTGTATGAAAATATAGCGTATCTAAGCGCATCCATAGCATGGTTAAATGCGTCCATTGGTTTGTTTGTCGGTTGCCCATCCACTTCAATAAATCGGTATTTCTTTTCCTCCTCAGCTATGTTCTTCGATGACCTTGTGTAGGCTATGCGCTTTTGTTTTACGTGCAGAATACCGGGCATTATTTCTTTCTTTTCGGCCATCACCGCCGATACTTTTAAGCGCCTCAGTTGTAGCACATATTCTTTGTCATGGTCGCAATACATGACCTGCCCCGACTTGTAGCCGTTCTCTGTTGCGTGCTCCTGAATAGCTGCCGGGCTTAGTCCCGTAATGTAGGCGCATTCATGCACGATGTAATCCCACTCCATGCCCGGCTTCATTACATAGACCTTTACTAATGCCGTCGGGTCATTGGTATAGCCGAAGTCACACCCCCAAATGACATTGGATACGTCCTCCATCTTAACCGAATCCACTATTCCGAAATGATAAACCGCACCCGACAAACGGCCCGTTAAGCCTCTGGCATAAACCTTCCATAGTTCAGGGTCTTGTATGCGTTCTATTGAATCTCTAATATCCTGAGGTAAGTATGAGTTATGAACGTGCCATGACCTAAGCACCTTAACAGATGGATATTCGGTTTTGTTCTCAATTATCCTTTCATGCACCCAAAACCGAAATGAAGGGTTGTAGTCTAAGTAGGTCCTTACATAGGTCCTCATGTTAGCCTCAAAGAAAAGCATA